TTGATGGTAAACAGTTTGATGGTGCGTACTATGAGTATGTTATGTCTCTTGTTTGTGAGCTCAGGATTAAGTTTATGCATCCCAAAGATCGCACACCTGAGAATATTAAGCGTGCTCGTAACTTGTATAGTGAGTTATCCCATGCCCCTGTAGTTGATGTGACTGGGTGTGTTTATAAGCGTGATACTGGGAACCCTAGTGGTCAAGGTAATACTGTTGAAGATAACACATTTAAGAATGATATGGATTTTTACGTCCTGTGGATGATCCTAACACCACCTGAGCTTCATTCTCTTGAGGCTTTTGATGCGTTTGTTCGCACATTTAAGGTTGGAGATGATTTCATCGGGTCAGTTCATGAGTATGTTAGGCAATATTATTCACCCAGTCGTATTATAGCTGCAGCACCAAAGATTGGTATGGTATACCATAGTGAGGCTGATCACTTTCGCCCTGTCTCTGAGCTCAGTTTTCTAGGCCATAAATTTAAGCAATGTGTTGAGCCATGTGGCCATGCCATGTGGTTTCCTAACCCTCCATGTGATAAGATGAGAAGTAGTCTTCTTGTTTACAACCAGGAAGGGACACCTGAGCTTACAATTGTTCGTGCCTGTGCTTTAAGAAATGAGACTTTTGCTTGTGATGGGCCTAATGGTTGCCGTAAATTTTTCTCTGACTTTATTGATTGGTTGCGTATGCGGTGCCCGATGGGTGAATCTGACTCTATAGATTTAGCCTGGACTGCTTATAAAACTGATAATGAGTTGTGGGAGTTGTATTCTGGGTATAAAACGGTAGATACGTATCATGAGTCTCACCCAGAGCGTCAATTACAGAGTGCTCTATCAATTGACTACCATAAATCCCAGATATCTTCCCAGATGTCTACTAATAAACTTTCTCGTAATCAACGTCGTCGTGCTAATCGTAATAAAGGAAAAGCTAAAGTTATTGTTGAGGAGAAGGTTATTAAGCCTAGTAAGCCAAACAAAACAAAAATTGTGGAAAAGATTAAGGAAATTAAGGAGAAGAAGGCCCATAAGCGTGGAAAGCGTATGCGTGGCATGCGTAGCGGTGGTCTTGTGCCTTATGAAGGTGGAAAAATCTTTCTTGGAAACCTTCACGGTAGTACAACGGAGGACACTGTCACAGCTTTTCCTCTGGATCCTACTGCCCTAGTCTCTTCTGTAACTATGGGGGGTTTGAGATGGAGTAAATACAAAACTACTCTTGACCCAACATCTTTCTTGTTTGATAAGCTTGCTGAGGTTGCTCAGATTTTTACTAAGTGTTTCTGGAGTGGGTGTCGTGCCTTCACACAAACACTAGTGTCTGAGATTAATACTGTCAGTTCAACCCCAATAGGTATGGCTGTGGCTCCTAATATATATCAAGATTCTACTGTTAACCCAGTGGCTATCACAGATATGGACCACTATCAGATGAAGAAGGCCACCAAAAACATTTCTGTTGAAATGTTTCCTGCTCTGAAACGCCATAGAACTGGTGGTGATGATCAAGCCTTTGATGTGTTACCTGCTAGTGAGCAGCTGTCTTTCTTCAAGGCCCACCCTACAGCCCATTTAGGAACCGATTATGTACCTGAGATGGATAATTTTCGTGCTGGTAAGGTTTATGTTACTATACCACAAACTACCTCCACTGATCCCTTAGCTCAGCTATATATCGATCCAAAAATTTCTTTCTCTGGCTTTAGAGCTTTAACTACTAGTGCCAGTGCACCTCCTGCGCCAACAACAAGTGTTTTATTTGAGTTTAGGATGCAAGATATTGGTGTTAATACTAGTGTTGTATCTAAGAATAGAGATTTGGCTGAGTCTAAGGCCCCTGATGATCCTGTTTTAGGAGTTTTTGGGTATGGTTATTTAACTAACTATTACACAGAGGCTTTAACTTGGGATAAGGTGGTTGATTTAGATTATTTAGGTGATGAACAGTATTACTCCAATCATGGAGTTGATCCAGCATTGGGTCAGTGGGTTACTAGTTCTCAATCCCTCTCAGGCTCTTCGCCAACTAGTCATCGTGTTAGCATTCATGCAGGTCAGAATGGTATAACTCGTACGTCAGCCACCTATAGGTATACTACCTTCCAGGTGAGTCATCTTCCTACAACTCGCACAGCGTACGAAGTTACTATATTTGCTACTGGTATTGCTTCATATGATGGCCAGCCATGGGAGGTTGCTGAAATTGGAACTACTGATGGTGTTCATAATCCTCCATTCGTGATTGCGGCTTTGTCTCCTGATCTTTATGCTTATGGAGATACAGCCTTGTCAGGTGACCATGGTTATGGCAATATGTTTTGTGCTTCACGTGGTGAGGATAGTGGTGATTCAGTGTCATTTGATCGTTGGACTTCAATAGTTACTGTAGCTGAGAGCCCATGTAAGTGGGCATATCGTGCTATTATTACTAATGTTGATTCCTATTCATCTGAAGTTAATTCTACAGATTTTTGGTTTTCATTGAAGTATCCCCAAACAACTGATGCTGATCCCACAAGCCGCACTGTGTTTAATATGGTTATAAGACAATT